GAGCGTGCCGGGCAGCGGCGCGGTGTGCCCCTGCTGGCCCCGGTACTGCCCACGCTGAAACAGATGGGCAGATACACAGAAGCAGAGCTGGCGGCGGCTATCGTGGCATCGTCCATCACGCTGTTTATCAAGCATGAAAACCCGACCAGTCAGGCACCGTTCGGCGAGGAACCGGCAGATAAGGCGGAGGACCCGAACACCCCGCCCGATGAACTGGGCATCGACCTTGCGCCGAGCGCGGTATTCGACCTTGCACCGGGAGAGGATACGAGCGTATTCGACCCGAAGCACCCGACCACAACCTACGACGGCTTCATGACGGCCATGTCCAATCAGGTAGCGACCGGCGTAGAGATCCCCAGTGAGGTGCTTTACAAGAAATTCAGTTCCAACTATTCCGCAAGCCGCGGCGCACTGAACGAGTTCTGGCGTACCTGCGGCGTGCTGCGGGATAGCTTTGCGGCGGACTTCTGCCAGCCGGCCTACGAGAAATGGTTTGCCGAAGCGGTAGCCCGTGGGCGCATCAATGCACCCGGCTTCTTTGATGACCCGGCTGTGGCGAAAGCCTACATGGGCTGCACATGGAATGGTCCGGCACGCACCAATCTGGACGCCAAGAAAGAGATCGAGGCGGCGATTCTGCGTGTTCAGCAGGGCATCAGCACCAATGAGCAGGAAACTGCCCAGATGACCGGCGGGAACTGGCGGGCAAACGTTCGGCAGCGCAAGAGCGAAATGGAAAAAATGAAGGAGGCAGGGCTAAATGAGCAAACCCAATTCCCAGACGAACCAGAAGATGACAAATGATAAGTTTTGGCAGTTCCGCAATCTGGCCGGTGATGACCAGAAAGCGGAACTGTTGCTTTACGGCGATATTTCCGAGCGCAGCTGGTGGGAAGATGCCGCGACCCCGAAACGGTTTGCGGATGACCTTGCCGCCCTGGGCGATGTGAAGGAAATCACCGTGTACATCAACTCCGGTGGTGGTGATGTGTTTGCAGCACAGGCCATTGGCAATATGCTGGAACGCAACGCGGCCACCGTGACCGCCCACATCGACGGCCTGTGCGCCAGTGCGGCAACCATTGTTGCCTGCCATGCAGACAAGGTGGTGGCAGCGGCAGACGGAAGCTACATGGTGCATCCGGTCAGTATGGGCGTCTGCGATTACCTGACCGCAGAAGATCTCAACAACTGCCTGAAGGCGCTGGAAACCATCCGCAGCAGCATCGTCACTCTGTATGCCAAGAAGTCCGGCAAGACCGAGGACGAATGCGCCAAGTGGATGGATGAAACGAATTGGTGGACGGCAACGGAAGCCAAGGAGAAGGGCTTTGTGGACGAGGTGGACGACGAAGCGGACGATTCTGTTGTGGAGAACCGAAACGGAATCCTGTTCGTCAACAGCATCAGCATGAACACCCCGTTCAACAAAGCACCGAACTTTGTCAGAAGCCGGGTGGTGGATAAGACCACGGCCCAGCCTGAAAATACACCCCCGGCGGATCAGCCGGGGAACAAAACCCATGGGGAGGTAACAGACATGGACATTAAGGACATCAAGACCGTGGATGATCTCCGCAAGGCGTGCCCGGATATGGTAGCCAAGATCGAGACCGAGGCTATCAATGCCGAGCGCACCCGCATTCAGGAGATCGAAAACGCCACTCTGCCCGGCGCGGAGGATGAAGCGAATGAGGCGAAGTTTGTGAAGCCCATTGATTCTGCATCCTTTGCGAAGGCCGTCATTGCCAGCATGAAGGAAAAGCAGCAGAAGCAGAGCAAGGACTATCTGGACAAGGTAAGGGCCAACGCCCAGACTTCCGGCGCGAACAGCATCACCAATCCGCCGCCCGCCAACCCGGAGCCGGAGAAGGCGCAGGAAAAGGGCCTGATGAACGCAATCCGCAAGATGAACGGCGTGAAGTAAGGAGGACAAGGTTATGAGCATGGATCTGGAAAGAAAGATCTATTCCACCGCCCCGGAGTATTTTATTGCTGGCACGAACATCGGTATCGCAAAGGCCACCAAAAAAGCCAGCGCAGCAGTTGAGGCACACGCCCCGGTGCTGCTGGCCGATGGCAAAGTGAAGCCCATCGCCAAGGTGGACGGCAGTAATCCGCTGTCCGTTACTGGGCTGTACGGCATCACCGCAGACAGCGCAGCAGCAGACGAGGAAGTGCCCATCTATCTGACGGGTGAGTTTTTCGCCGACGGTCTGGCACTGCCTGAGGGCGTAAAAGCAGCAGACGTTGAAGTTGCTCTGCGCAATCTGGGCATCTTCCTGAAGTGAGTAGGAGGTAACAACAACTATGGCTAACGAAATCAGTATCTATGAGCCTCGGTATCTGGCCGAGGTCGTGCGCACCACTCCCCCGGTACGCACTTTCTTCCTGGACAACTATTTCACCAACGTCAAGACCTTTGCCACCAAGAGCGTGGACATCGACGTGGTGAAGGGCGACCGCCGCATGGCTTCCTTCGTGCATCCTCTGGTCGGCGGTCAGGTGCTCAAGAATGAGGGCTACCAGACTGAGAGTTTTACTCCGCCCCTGATTAACCCTATGACCGTCACCACCGCAAACGATGCTTTGGAGCGTATGCCCGGCGAGGATCTGTATTCCGGCATGACCCCCGAAGAACGCGCCGCCAAGCAGCTGATCGAGGACTACCAGCGTCTGAACGATGCTGCAACCCGCCGCGAGGAGTGGATGGCAGTGCGCACCATCATGGACGGCCAGATTCCTGTCGTCGGCCCCGGCGTGAACAAGGTAATCGACTTCGGTTTCACCAACAAGGTGAAGCTGGAAGGTACGAAGAAATGGGGCGCATCTGCCGCTAAGCCTCTGGATGACCTGGAGGACTGGGTGGATCAGGTGCTGGAAAATGGATTTGCCAACGTGGATCATGTTGTCATGGGCAAGACCGCTCTGCGCAACTTCCTGGCCGACACCAACGTGCAGAATATGCTGGACAACCGCCGCATCGAACTGGGCATCATCAACCCCAAGGATCTGCCCAACGGCGCACGCTATATCGGCCACCTGAGCAAGCCTAGTCTGGACATCTACACCTACGGTGAGGTTTATCTGGACGACTGGACCAATCCTTCTGCGCCCGTTACCAAGCGGCTGGTGGATGACAATAAGATTGCTCTGCTGCCCTCCAACCCGAACTTCATGCGTGCTTACGGCCTGACTTCCTACATCGATGACAGCAAGCGCACTATCACCGCTCAGACCAACCGCCTGCTGCGCACCTATGTGAAGCATGGTCCTGACCGCATGATCCTTGAGCTGCAGACCAGCCCGCTGACCATCCCCGACAAGGTGGACAGCTGGCTGGTTGCTACCGTCTGCTGATACGGGAAGGAGCGCGGATATGCTGGACGTTGACCAGAACTACGGCACGCCGGACACTCCGAAGCCGTTTCCTACGTTCAAAGACTGCGTTGCACAGGATGTGCAGAACGTAATCTTCAACCCGAATGAGTTTGCGGAAGAACGGTACATAGATGATAAGCTGATGCTCTGCATCACGCAGCACCCCGGCGTACTCGAACGTCCGGCGCACTGGGAGGGCGGAGCAAAGCAATCCTTTGACCAAGGTATGTACAAGGCCGACCTGCTGCTTTTTGTGAAGCAGAAAGACTATGGCCCCATGCCGAAGAGCGGCAAGCAGATCACCTTGGACAAGAAACGGATCTACAACATCAAATCCTGCTCCCTGAAAGCGGGTATGTATCGTATGGAACTGGAAAGGGTGAGATAAGTTGGCATACTTCCATACCAACTATGACGCTTCCAGCCTGACGGTCTCCGTTGATGACGCGGAAGTGACCCGCGCTCTTGGCGTACTGGGAAACAAAACCCCGGCGGCGTTGAAGGTGGCCGTAAACACCACGGCACGGCAGACGCGCAAGCTGATGCTGACCGAAGTGAAGAAACGCTACGACCTGAACGCGGCAGGTAGACGTATGATCGAAGATCTGCGCCAGCGCCAGAAGGCCACCAACCGGCGGCCTACCGCTATCCTTGCTATTATGAAGAACGACCCCGGTGCATTCCGGGCAGACCTGGGCTATTTCAGAACCAGCCCCACAAAGCCCTTCATGGGTCCGTCTGTTCGCAATGCACCGCCCGTTTTTCGGGCGCGTGTCCTGAAAGGCAGTCCAATGATCGCACTGGGCGGCACCAGCGATAAGAGCAAGGGCTTCTTGGTACAGTTCAAGTCGAAGCACATCGGCATGGTACAACGTCAACTCGGAGTACCTGCGGATAAGGACTACACGGAGAGCGGCAAGAAACGCTGGAAGCCGAATGAGAAGCTGGCAACACTGTCCAGTCCTTCCGGCTCTGCAATGCACCATACCGTGTGGGAGATGCAGGAGCAGACGGTGGAGCAGATGCTGCAGCAGAACACGGAACGGCGCGTCCGACGACTGATTGCCAATGCAAAACGAAAGGGCGTGATCTGATATGGCCGAAAAAATCACCGGCTATACCAGCGAAATGTGCCAGCAGGCCATGATTGACGAGCTGAAGGAACTGTTCCGGGATATGAAGTTCAAGGGACAGGAGAGCGAAAAGTCGCTGAAGATCTTCAAGCAGTTTATCCCGTCCCCGACCGATGATGACGACGATGTGGATACCAATAGATCCAACTTCCCGTGCATCATCGTATCAAGAACGAGCGGCGAGGTGGTGAACGAAAAGGATCCGCAATTGGTCCTTTTGCAGCTTATCATCTGCTGTTATGACCCGGAAACGGACCGGCAGGGATATGAGGACACCGGAAACATCATCGAAGCCATCATGCAGCACTTCAAGCGGAAGCCTGTGTTTGGCGAGGCTTTCAAAGTGGGATATCCCCGCAAATGGGAGCTTTCGGATGATGACATGGACTTCTACTACTGGGGCATTGTCAACCTGATCTGCGAAACACCCAACACCCTGAAAAACGAAGAAGTGGAGGCTTTGATATGAGCACCGAAAAGACCGAAAAGAAAACCGAGGCCGTGAAGGAAACACAGCCTGTGACGGAAACCACCGGCGCTGCGGCGTACTGTGGGCCGACCGTCAAGGGCATTGCCCCGCAGTACACCGTATTCGTGGATGGCCTGCCCGAAAAGCTGAAAGAAAAAGTGGAGCAGGTGCCGTTCCTGAAGGCGCTGATCGTTCCGCTGGACAAGCTCGCAGAAATGCGCGTGAAGATCGAACAGGACGGCACCAGAGAGAACATTCTCTACAAGAAGGCCGCCGACCTGATGAAGTAAGGAGGATATGACAAATGGCTATTTCTCATGGTTTTAACAAAACCGAGGCCGCAACCAGCGTTTCCGCGCCGGTATCGGTCAACTCTGGCCTTCAGGTCATCGTGGGCACCGCCCCGGTAAACCTGCTGGCTGACCCCACGGCAGCGGTAAACACTCCGCTGCTGGCGAACACCTTCAAGGAGGCGGCCGCCGCAGTTGGCTACTCTGACGATTTCGCAAAGTATACCCTGTGCGATGCAATCAGCGCCAGCTTTCAGGTGATGGGCGTTGCTCCCGTCGTCCTGATTAACGTTCTGGACCCTGCAAAGCACACCACGGAGATGAAAACCAAGAGTGTGCAGGTGAATGATGGCGTTGCCAAGATCGAGGAAACCGGCATCCTGCTGGGCGCTCTGGTGGTGAAGAAGGAAACCACTGCACTGGTGGCAAATGAGGACTACACCGCCAGTTTCAACGATGACGGCACCGTGAACATTGCGCTGGTTACTGGTGGTAAGGGCGATGGCGCTACCACGCTGACCGTGACTGGCTCCATTCTGGATCCTACCAAGGTGACGGCGGCTGATATTGTCGGCGGCGTGAACGCTTCCACTGGTGCAGAAACTGGTCTGGAAGTTGTGCGTCAGGTGTTCCCGAAGCTGGGCATGGTGCCCGGCATCATTCTGGCACCCCGCTTCTCCAAGGATCCTCTGGTGTGCGCTGCCATGCAGGCCAAGTGCCGCAAGATCAATGGCGTATTCGATGCGGTCTGCTACATCGACATCGACAGCAGCGCCACCGGCGCAAAGAAGTACACCGATGTGGCCGGGCAGAAGGTGAAGCAGGGCGCTACCTCCCGCGAGGCATACGCCCTGTGGCTGTACGGCAAGATCGGCACCGCGATTTACAGCGGCAGTGCTCTGGCGGCAGCGGCCACCGTGTACAACGACAGTCTGTACAACGACTGCCCGAACGCCAGCCCGTCCAATGTGAGTGTGCCCATCTCCGCAGCTTGTCTGGAAGATGGCACGGAGGTGCTGATGGATCAGGAGCAGGGCAACGTTCTGAACGAGCAGGGCGTGGCAACCTTCATCCGCTCCGGCGACTTTGTGGTCTGGGGCAATGAGACCTGCTGCTACCCGAAGAACACCGACCCGAAGGACGCTTTCCTCTGCGTCCGCCGCTTCTTCAACCATACCTGGACGAAGTTTGTTCTGAGCAACCAGAGCAAGCTGGACAAGCCCATGAACAAGAAGCGCCTGCAGTCCATCATCGACAGCGAGAACATGAAGGGCAGCGTGTATGTTTCCACCGAGGTCTGCGCCAGCTACAGCATGAAGGCGGACCCTGACCGCAACACCGCCGCAGAGCTGGTGGCAGGCCATTACAGCTTCTACCAGTATTGCACTCCCTTCCCGCCGTTCAAGCAGATCAACAACACCATGGAGTATGAGGCAGGCGCACTGGCTTCTGCTCTGTCTCTGTAAGGAGGATGAACTATGGCTCTGAATATTTCCAGTGATCTGGTTCCCCAGGTCATCAATGACTACAACGCCTACACCGAGGATGATCTTCTGATTGGTCTGGCAGATGAAGTTACCCTGCCCAAGATCAAGAACAAGACCACGACCGTGAACGGCATGGGCATTGCGGGCGATGTGGATTCTCCCGTACCCGGCCAGTTTGAGAGCATGGAGGCTACGCTGAACTGGAACACCATGTACAGCTACGCCACCAAGATGATGAACCCCAACAAGAACATCCAGATCACCCTGCGTGCTGCTATGCAGAACGACAACAAGAACGGCGGCTACACCTACAAGGGTCTGCGCGTCGTCCTGGGCGGTCGCCCCAAGGAGCTGGATCCCGGCAAGCTGAAGCGTGCCGACACCATGAGCAGCACCACCACGCTGGAAGTGACACGCTACCTGATGGAGGTTGACGGTCAGACCGTCATCGACATTGATAAGTTTGCAGGCCGCTACTATGTGGATGGCGAGGATATGCGTGCCGAGATCAACGCTCTGATCTAAAGCCTGATACATGATGAAGTCAGCCGTCCCAAGGGTGGGGCGGCTGATTCTTTTTAACGCGAAAGGAAACAGCAATGGAGAATATTGTGAAGTTCGACAAGCCCTACAAGTTTGAGGGCAAGGAGTACGACAGTCTGGATCTGTCCGGCATGGCGAAGATGACCGTGCAGGATCTTGTGGATGTGCAGAAGAAACTTTCCGGTGAACTGGCTGCTCTGGCCGCAATGGAGGCTACCACCTCTTTCGCGCAGGAAATGGCCGTCAAGGCAACCGGCAAGCCTGTGGAGTTTTTCAAACTCATGCCCCGCGGCAAGATCAAACTGGTGCAGACCGCAGTGCTGAAGGCGATGGACAACAGCCAGAAGGCCGATGAAGTCAAGGCACAGCTGAAATCTCATGCCTTGAAATTCGCCGCACCCTACACCTACGAGGGCAGCGAGAAGGACGAACTGAAAGGCCAGACCTTTGAAGGCATCGACCTGTCCGGCGTGGGCGAACTGAACACCATGAGTGAATCGACGGCGGAAAACCGTCTGGTGGCTGCTGGTTTTAACACGGTGAACACTGGCCGCAATTACCTGTACTGCTGTATCATCGCCAGCATGGGCACCGGCTATCCGGTGGATTTCTTTGCTGGCCTGCCGCTGTGCGAGGCGGTAAAGCTGCGCGACGCTGTGGACGCTGATTTTTTCGAGTAAAGGGCGGGGCGAAAGGACTTAGGAAAGCGGCTATCCAGCTGTCCATTGCCACGCACTCCAACATGACCGATTTGCTGCACCTGCCACGGCGGGAACTGGTAAATCTGTGTAACGAGGTGTCGGACGTATGGCGGGAAATGGAGCATTAGATCTTAGCATCCGCATCATGGGCAAAGTGGATCCATCCCTGGCGAAAACGATAAGTCAGGTGAAGGGTCTGACTGGTTCGTTGGCGGGAGAGATGCGAGGCGTAAACTCCCTGGCATCTACGGTCACAAATGTGCTGGGCGTGGTCGGCAAAGCTGGTCTTGCACTTGGCGCAACGCTGACGGGTGCTGTTGCCGCAGGCATTCAGAAAACCACAAACGAGGCTGTGAAGCTGGAAGCACAGATGGCACCGGTCATGCGTTATGTGGACGGCCTTGCAGACAGTTCGGGCAAAGCGTCCGACCAGATGTCCGAAAATGGAAAGACCTATGCGCAAAACTATGCCGATATGGAGAACTACATCCAGCGGCTTAGCATGGAGATTCCGAGAACCACGGAACAACTTTCCACCATGAGCGCGGCTCTGGGTCAGTCTGGTAAGGACGTTGACGAACAGACCACAAGCGGCATCCTGCGCGACACAGCTGTGGCTGCTACGGCTATGGATCTGGAAGACCGGACGGCCGGTGACTATATGGCCAAGTGGGAAGTTTCGTTCACAAAAAAGGACGAGAACGGCAACAAGGTCAATTACAGCCACGATGACGTTATGCGCCTGATGAACCAGATCAACTACCTGGGTGCAAACAATGCGACGACTGCCGCAGAAATCGCATCCAGCGTGAACAAATCGGCTTCTGTCGGCCAGCTGGCCGGTGTGGATCCATCGACTACGGCGGCCATTGCTACGGCAATGCAGGCTACCGGCGTTGACACGGAACGCACTGGCACTACGATTTCCAGAATCTACACCAACATCTCAAAGGGCGATAGCGCAACCAAGGCCCAAAAGGAGATGTGGGCAACGCTGGGATTCTCGGCATCTGGTGTGGCAAAGTCAATGCAGGAGGACGGAACAGGGACGCTGCAGAAAGTCTTTGCGGCTATCAATCAGCTGCCGGACGAAAAGAAGCTGGCCACACTGAACGTTCTGTTTAACCAGTGGGCGGTGGAAGGCGCAGCGAAGGTTACGAATAATCTTGATCTGCTGGAAAAAACGCTTTCTGAAGTGAGCGATGCAAACTACGACAACTACAAAAACAGTATGGAGCGTGAGTTTGCTATTAACAGCGGGACGCAGGAAAGCCTTGACATCATGCGCACCAATGCCAGAACGGTTCTGATGCAGGACGTTGGTGAGGCTTTCTTGCCCGCCCAAAAGGAACTGACACGGATCCAGCTGGACTTCTACAAGGAGATCGACGAAAGCCTACCGGACTTGTCCAACCTGGTAACGTCGGTACTGCCGCTGCTACGCAATGCAGTGAACGGAATCGGGGACGCCG